AGAGCTATGCAGAAGTCAGGAGATCTGCTGGGTGCACAGCAGATTGTCCTGGGTGCTGTAGAGAAGCAGGTGAAGGGCACGGCTGAGGCCACAGTCACCAGCCAGCAGAAGGCAGCCCTAGCCTTTGGTGAAGTACAAGAGCAGGTAGGGGGCAAGCTGCTGCCTGTGCTGAACACTGTCCTGGATCTCTTCAGCAGGTTCAGTGGTGTGATCATCCCTGTGGCTGCTGCCATCGCTGGCCTGGTGATCGCTGTGAAGGCTTACCAGATAGCACAGCAGCTGGCCAGTGCAGCCACAGCCATCTGGTCAGGCATTCAAGCAGTGTTCAACGCCATCATGTTGCTGAACCCAATCATGCTGATTGTGATTGCCATTGTGGCCCTGATTGCCATCATTGTGGTTGCCTACATGAAGATAGGGTGGTTCAGGGATGGTGTACAGGCAGCCTGGGATGGGGTCAAGGCTGCCTTTGATATGATGTGGAATGTGGTTCAGGCAGTGTTCAACTGGATCAAAGATCACTGGCCCCTGCTCCTGGCCATCATCACAGGCCCCATCGGGATAGCTGTCCTGCTGATAACTAAGAACTTTGACACCATCAAAGATGTGGCCATGACAATGGTCAACTGGGTGATGGACAGATTCCAGGACCTGACAGGGTTCCTGTCCAGGATCGTGGGAAGCATCCAAGGGATCCTGACCACTATTGCTGATGCCATCAAGTATCCCATTGATGCAGCCACGGCAGCTGTGCAGTGGGTGATTGATAAGTTCAACAGTCTGGTTGACTTCTTCAGGAACCTGGTGAACACAATCAGTGGATATGTGTCAGACATTGCTGATGCCATCACAGGCCCCATCAATGCAGTAATCAGGGCATGGAATAACCTCAGCTTCACAGTGCCAAAGATCCATGTGCCTGGCACAGACATTGACATTGGTGGCAACACAATCAACTTCCCTGACATCCCAACGCTGGCAACAGGTGGCCTGGTGATGCGAACAGGCCTGGCCCTGGTGCATGAAGGAGAAACCTTCAGTGGTGTGGGGAAGAGTTCAAAGCCAGCAACAGTGAACATCACTGTGAACACAACTGGGCTGGGTGCTGATGCACCACAGATCCAGAAGGCAGTGGTGTCTGCCCTCAGGAATTACACCAGCCGAAACGGTGCCCTGAACCTGCCCATCGCTGGAATGGCCTGAGCAGGCCCCTGGTGGCCCCCTGGCAGCCAGGCATGCCCTGGCCTAGCGGTACTCCTGGTGGGGCAGCAGCACCCAGCTGGGGAGGCTACGTACGGCTGTGGATCAGGGCAGCCATTGCAGCCGGCCGAACGTTCAGGGTGGGGCCAGTTCCTGAAGACAGGTTGGATGCTGGCAACGTCCTGGGTGGTGGTGGAGTTCTCACAGGCAGGGCTCCTGTGGATAGATCTGACCTGTGACACCACAGAAGTGGAGATCCAGGGTGGTGCCACTGGTGGGCAAGGCATCTTCAGCAAGGCTGATGCAGCCACCATCACTGTCAGCCTGGCTGACCCAACAGGTAAGTATGATCCACTGAATGGCCACAGCCCTTATGCCTATGGTGGCCACAGCCGGCTGGTGCCAGGTACTCCTGTGGAAGCCTTTGCTGAAGTGGTGAATGGTGATGATGGCACCTGGCAACGCCATTACCTGTTTGTGGGCACGGCTGACAGCTGGGGAGAAGACTGGACACCCAACCCAATGGAGAGAACCTGCCAGCTGCTGGCCACTGACATCACCAAACAGTTTGTGAGGATGGACAGGCCTGAGCAGCCACCAGTGGGTGCTGGTGACAACGTTGGCCAACGGATCCACAGGCTGGTGGAGTTCTTTGACTGGCCAGGGGAAGTGGTGGATCCGGCTGGTGGGTCAGCCATCATCCTTCAGGCCACCACCCTGGCACAGCCAGCCTGGGAACTGCTGAACAGAACCACTGATGATGAGATTGGGTACCTGTACTTTGACACCCAGGGCCGGCTGGTGTGGATCAATAGGCAGGCCTGGTCAACGGTATCTGATCCTGTGTTGGAGTTTGGCTGCCCCTACCTGGATGGTGGCACAGGCTTTGACGTCCTGACCGATGCTGCCCCATCCACCCTGGATCTCCAGATGAGAAACAATGTCTATGCATCCAGGGCAGGTGGTGCCATGCAGCAGGCACTGTCACAAGCCAGCATTGACAGATATGGCGGATACGAATACAAGAGAACTGATCTAGGGATCTCCACTGACATCCAGGTGGCTGAATGGGCAGAGTATGTGGTTGTGCTGTATGCCTTCCCACAGATCTCACTGTCTGATGTCACAATGCAGCCCAGCCTGATAGCAAGAAGCTGGGAAGTGTGGAATGGTGTGCTAGGCATCACAATGGTGACTGACCTGGTATCCATTAAGTGGGCACCACCAGACAGGCCTGATGACATCATCCATGCCATCTCCAGGGTGGTGGGCCACAGCCACAGGATCAGCCGGGGCCAGTGGGAGACACAGTGGCAACTGGTGGCAGCCAATAGCCTCCAGTTCAGTGGTTCAGTGTTCCACATGGGTGCACATGCACAGGACAGACTGAACGCTGGTTTCGTTCTAGGGTTCACAGTGACAGTGGGAGAAGCGTAGTGGGGTTTAAGACGTGGGTTGTAGGTGAAGAAGTCTTAGCAGCAGACTTCAACGATTATGTGCAAGAGCAGGTGGTTGCAACCTTTGCCAATGCAGCTGCCAGAACCAGTGCCATGCCAGCACCCAACGTTGGCAGCCTGACCTTCTTGGCAGACTCCAGGGTTTACCAGTGGTGGAACGGCACTAACTGGATGCCCTTGCTGGGTGTCCTGTCCTATGTGGAGAACATTGGCCCACAAACAGGGATCAGCACAGCAATCACTGATCTCACAGGCCTGATCACACCACCTATCCCAATGCCAGCAGGACACAGGGTGGAAGTCAGTGCAGAAGTAACGTTCACCAAGGCAGGGCCAGACACAGCAAGCTGGGTGGAACTGCACCTAGCTGATGGTGGAAACGCTGACTTTCAGGTCAGGTTCAGCAGCTGCCCGGCACCAGGATGGGTGGCCATGACAGCAACCAGGGTGCTGACCACAGTGGCAGGTTCCTACCAGTTCAAAGCCAGGGCTGCCACTGGAGCAGGTTTCGTGAACACCCAGGCTGCACCTAATGCACCATCCTGGATAATGGTGAAAGATCTGGGGGCAGTGTGACTACAGCTGGTGATGCTGTCCTAGCAGTGGCCTATGGGGAAGTGGGCTACACAGAAGATCCACCAGGCAGCAATAACACAAAGTATTGGGATTGGTATGGGGGCAACTATGGATCATGGTGTGCCTGTTTCGTAAGCTGGTGCTGTGCAATGGCAGGCTACCCAATGTGCGCCATTGACAGTGCCAATGGGTTCATCCTGGTATCAAACGGTACTTCACACAGTTACGTACACTATGAACAGAACCAGGAAGCACAGCGGACCCTAGATCTCCAGCCTGGTGATGTGGTTCTCTTCAGCTGGTATAGCTGGACGTTCAGTGGTGGAGTACCTGTCATCACTGATCCTGAATGGGCGGGCTGGGTTGCTGGTGACCACACTGGCATAGTGGCAACTGCACCTGCTGCTGATGGGTACTTCTCAGCTGTGGAAGGCAACACAAGCCAAAGCAGCTGGGATAATGGTGGGGCAGTTCTGTACAGAACAGACAGGCACATCAGCCAGGTATGTGGATGGTGGAGGCCCCTGGCCTATGGGGAAACAGGCACCACACCACCACCAGAACCTACCTACAACCTGACAGGACTAGGCATGTTCCTTGTGAGCAACGTTCAGCGTGGCATCTGGCTGATGGGGCCAGGCTATGCCAAAGGACTCAGCCCAGAAGAGTACAGCCAGGCTGCTGCCATCCCTGGGATTGGCACCTTTGACTGTGGAGACAACGAACGTGCCTTTGATCTCCTGTACATGATGTGCCTAGAAGGCGTGACAGCTGTGGAGACTTGATGAGAACAGTTGCACTGGGCTGCCTGGATGGATCACACAACCACAGGTTTCTAGCTAGGCGCCACCAGGTAGGCGAGTATCCAACCATCAGACTCACAGTGTGGCTATGTCCTGTGCTGCACACAGCAGGCCTACTTATCGAAGATGAAGGCAGGGATCCCAGCACCATCACAGCTGGTGGGCCACTTCCCTAATGAAACGGGAGGCCAGGGATCAGGTAACCACCTATATCCTGATCACCTATGCTTTGGCACAGGCCATAGTGTCCCTGCTGATGCTGTTTGATGTGGTGCAAAGTGACACCCTGATAGCTGTGATCACGTCCGTTACGCTTGTCCTGTATGTGGCAGCTAACGAACTGATCGGCAGGCCAGCTAGGCAGGCAAGGGTGGCATCTGTTGACCACACCCACACTGATGTGGCCCCTGGTGATCAGGAATGAACCTACAGCGATGCTTGCCACTGGCATGCAACCTGGGTGGATTGCCTGTGTCCCGCCATGCAGCAACACACTGATCATCAAGCATTAGCGGCGCAACCTTCCCATTTGGACCACCACAAACAGGCAGCCCAGCCCTACGATCACCAGCTGAACAGCCATCACTGCTCACCAATCAGGGCAGGATCCACACCCAGGGCAGCAGCCAGCTTCCTACGGATCCCAGGAGCAGGCTTCAGCCGGCCGTCCATGATCATCCTGACCACATCAGCATCATGGCCAATGGCCTGCCCCAGCCTGTGGACGTCCAGGCCCCTGGCCAAGATGGCTTCAGACAGCACAGCCACCTGTGCCCTGGTCAATCCTGCCATCAGTTGCCCCCTGCCCTAGTGGTGATCTCCAGGGCCACCCTGTTGGC